AATATATAATCCATTTTTATCATCAGGCATATTATCAATAAACAAATCATTGCCTAAAGTACCTAAGCCACTATTACTAAGTAAGGTTGCAATATCTTTAGCTAAATCAATCATAGCCCAAACCTTCCTAAATGTTTTTTAATAGTACTAACTATTTTAGTAGCCTGTTTATCTCCAGCATTTTTCAAATAATTCTTACCAGTACCAGCAGTAGTATAATGCCTAATAATACGCCTACCATCACCACCAAACTCTTGATATCTAGCATAAGGAGCATTAAATTGAACCCAATAATGAGCATTACCTTTTTTGTCTATTGGTTGCCCTTCATTTCTAAGCCTTCCTTTTTTATAAGGTGCATTATTTTTAGCTACTATATAAGTATCCCTAGCAACTTCTCTAATAGCGTCATCAGCATAGCTTTTTAGCTTATTAGTAAACATCGGCAGTTTATCATTAATTACTAGGCTCATATCTCACCCTGCCTTTGTAATTCACATTTCAAAAAGACTACATTAGGGTTACGCAAACGCCTAGCCTTTATAACCTTTTCAACCCTATAATATTCAGAATTAAAAACTAAAATATCTTTTTCAACAACTCCACTATCAGGCTCTAGCCAGCAAATAGCGTCAGATTGAGCTAATTGTGGGTTATTAGTTATATCAGTGTTAGTAATCTCTCTAAAATGGCAATTCAAAGCCACAGAACCACCTTCAACATAACCACCATACTCATCAGTCGTGGTATTTATTTTTGTTATGTTATGTAATAGTGGTGGCATTTTACACCCCAGCAAAAATATATTTTATAGCATTTAAACTATCTTTAGTTTCATTGGTAATATATTCAACGCTATACCCTTCAATACTTTCACGCTTAATATTACTACTATTAACTAATTCACTAGCAACGGCATTAATCAAAGCACCTTTAACAATATCTAATATTTTACTATCGTCATAGATACTAAATTTAGCAGTAACTTTAATATTATTAATACCAGTACCAAATTTAGCTCTATGCCTAATCATAGTCTTTAAAGTTCTATTAACAGGCTCAATAGTATAATCAGAGCTATCTAATACTTCTATAATAGTATTATCATCATTTACTAACGCAACTTCAGTAACGCCAGTACAAGGGTCAATAGCAAGATGTTGAACCCCACCATCATAGTAACGCCCACTCAAACTAACAGCTTCAATATTAGAGCCAATCATTTTCTCAACCAAAGCCTGTAACTGAGCATTAATTATTGTAAAAGAATTTTCTTCTGAGCTATTTAAAGTCCTGCCTAATTTGTTTTCTACATCTGTTTTTGTAATTAAAGCCATTTTTATAATCTCTTTATAACTTAATTATATCACCAAAAAAGAAAAAAGGGGCAAATAGCCCCTAATTTCTAACTCAGCTAGTAATTAGCTAATACTTGCAGGTCCAACCCTACCAAGTAACCTACCGTCAGTAGCATTTCGGCTTTCATCAACTAACGCAGTAAATTTGACTTCATAGACAGTTTGTTCGTCTATCTTATAAGCAAATTTTACATTGTCAGTAGATACAGCTTTAAAGAATGTAACAGTTAAATTACCATCGGCATTATTGCCTTGCGGTGTAATAACTAATTGCATAGCGTCGTTTCGCAAACTGTAACCAGCTTTAGACCCAAAATGTATCTGGTCATCGCTAGCCCCAACATCATAATCTGTTTCAGGTATAGCGTAGCTCAGAATATCAGGTGAAATTTCAGCAAGTTTCAACTTTACAGTGGCTTTTTGTCCAGCTAGAACATAATCTACAGGCGTATTGCCATATAAATCAGTCTTAACTTCTGTAAATTCTCGCTCAATCTCAATCTCAGCACCATCAACAGTGTGTCCTAAGTCCACACCACCAAAAGTTACTAGACTTCCAGCTGCTACAGTTAGTTTACTCAACCTTGCCATTTCGTTACCTTTCTATATTAATTAATTAAGATACTGTTCCAGTACCGATTATACAGAAGGCTCCGTTAAAGCGTGTTTGTGGCACAACTCTAAGAGTAGCACGCATAGCCCAGCTATCTTGAGTAATAAGGTTGATATCAGAACCACCAGCGTCTTTAACAGTACCAGCGTCAAATATCTTAGTTTCCAATACTCTTTTAATATGTAGCTTAACTCGGCTTAGGTCGCCAAATACGGCAAATGCCTTATTAGCACCAATAGCACCGTACTCAGGCATAACATCAACTAGTTCTACAGGTACACCATTAATAGCAGGCGTTACACTTTCACCAACAGCACCGAATAGGTAACCACCAGTGGTAGCTTCTTTAGTTTGCCTTAGTACATTCCAAACAGAAGGGTGCATAAAGAAACGGCTGTTTCTTCGTACAGAACTAACAACCTTGTACTGGGCGTTCATAGCGTCATCAGCGTCAAAGTTAGTAATTGCAGCACCAACAGTTTGTGTCTTATAAGCCTTAGCAATAGTAGGGCTTAGAAGTCCATAAGTACTATCAGTAAATACTAATTGGTCAAATAGTTTAGCTCTAGCTCTAGCAATTTCGTTTGCAGCGTCATTCCATAGATTAACAGCACTATCTTCAACAACTTCACTAGTAAATATAAGGGTAGCAATATATTTATCAAGTGCAGCAGTAGTAGCACTGTAAGTTAATTTCTGAGCATTTTGAGCTACAGCTTCACCAGTCTTAGTAAAGCTTATTTCGTTAGTACCAGCAAGTAGCGTAACACTATCTCGGTCAGTCAAACGAACATCACAAAGACGGCTAGCAACACCATACTCATCAGTCAATCTTTCAACTTCTGCAACAAACTCAGGGTCAGGTACTAAAGCACCACCATCAGCAGTAGTAGTAACATTCTGATAGTTAGATTTTTCAATACTCTGGCTTTCCCAAGCCTTGTTTACAAAAGCATTATACTCAGCGATACCTTGAGCGTCTTTGTTTCTAAAAGCTAGTAAGCCTTTAGCAAAACGCATTTCCTTAGATAATTCGTCAAAGTTAGATTTTTTTGGTTCAGCAGTTTCGTGAATATTCTGCTTATTAGTAGCTTCTTGTTTTTCCAGAATTACATCAGCAATTGCTTCAGCAGTTGGAATTTCCAAAGAGCTTTTTAGAGCTTCAACAGCTTTTTCAGCGACAGCGTCTACAACAGTGCTATCAACTTCAATAACATCACTCATTTTTAATTCTCCTTTAATTTTATAGTTTTTATAACTGTTTCAGCCTGTTGAACGACCACTTGAGCTTGTTTCAAGACAACACGCTTATTAGTAACTTCGTCTACCTCGGTTGTTTGAGTTTTGCCAACAGCTACTTCCCTTAAACTGGCAACGAGTTTATCTAATACTTCTATAGATTTAACAATATCATTCTGCCCCATATTTTTATCAAGCAATTTTCTAGCATAGGCATTAGCTAGAGCATTTAGTTCAGCTTTTTTATCAACATCAAGGCTTTTAGCAGTAGCCAAAGCTTCAGGGTTGGCAGGCACAGAAACAACAGAAAATTCTTTCATATTAAGTTTATTAATAGTCAATCCATCATCAGCCCATTCAGTAACCATTCCCCCAATAGATACAGCATTTAAATAACCATCTACAATATAGTCATATACTTTTCTAGCAAAAGCGTCTTTAAGATAGAATTGAGCTTTAGCCATTAGTTTGCCGTTTTCTTTCCATACCTTTAAAGCTTTAGCAATAGGTAGGTTAAAGCCATCGTGTCCCCATAAAACAACAGGGTTTTTCATAAAGTCTTTAGTATTAATACCTTCAACATTTATTCGTTCACCGTGAGCGTCTAAAGCACCAGTAGAAACAATAAATTCGACCTGTCCTTCAGCAAGTTTATTAGCCTTTTCTATATATCCTGAACTTTTAATTTCCATTTTTTTCTCCTATTAAAAAAGCCAAAGAGCGTTAAGCAAAGGGTGGGCAATTGCATAACGAACACAGCTATTGTGTTTTGGACTCTTTGGTCTCTGAATGTAATATATCATAGCTCCCAATAACCGTCAAATCACTAAATACTTGATACTCAAATATCATTCTACAACTAGGGCATTTAATAGCCGCATTCATACTATTTGCCTTAGCCAAAAGCTTATTACAGCCCTTACATCTAACATCAACCATTTATAGTTTTTTAATTGCGTTAATCTGCTCATCAATTAGAGCTATTTTACTTTCGTTAAATTCTATCTGTTGTCTTAAAGCTTCTTTTTCAATCTCTAAGTCTTTAATAGTAGTAGTGTATTTTTGAACTACAGGAGCAGGTTCAGTAACAGTAACAACCACTTCCTGTTCTTCAACAGGCATATCAGCTACTTCTTTAAGTTCGTAAGTAATGTTTTTATCTTCCATTTATAACTCCTTATATTATTCTTGGTGGTATAACCCTAACAGATATTAAGCCAGAACTATCATCAGCCGTATATGCAGCCAAAGCAATAGCAATAGCCGTTTGTCCAGCAGTCGCTTTAGCTAAAATTTTAGCGTCAGTATATGTAGTCAGGTAATCCCCTATAGCAATATCAGCCGTTCCATTAACTTTAGCGTTAGTAATTCCACTAACACAAATATAGCCATCGGCATTATTAGAAATAGCACCAGTACTAATTCCCCAAACCTTATTGTCGCCAGCCGTAGTGGTAGTAGTAACTTCATTAGAACCAGCTACAGATTTAATTATTACAGCGTCGCCTTCAGCCAAAGCCCCACCACTAGTATTTTTAAACAAAGCTAGTTTCTTATTATAGCTATCATAAGCACCCATTCCATTAACAGCTTCAGATATTTTGCCAATAGCATTAATAGGGGTAGTACAAGAAATAAAATTATTTCCATACTGGCTTATATTGTTAATACCACTAGCAGAAATACCATACTGCATAGTATTAAAGATATTGTTAGCAATAATAGTATTAGTAGAACTACTAGCTACTCTTACCCCAGCAGTAGAACTAGTACCACCACCAATAAAGTAATTATCAGTAACAACTGAGTTGTTGCCAACATCAGTAAGTCCGTAACCACCATTAGGAATATTCATATAATTGTTACTAAAAATAGTATTGTAGCTAAAATAACAACCCCTATACCAGTTATTAAAGAAACAGTTATTAACCTGAACATAAGGACTACCACCACCAATAGCATACTGAGTATTAGTTGTTCCATTACCAAAGAATGAGCAGTTGGTAATAATGTTGTAGGCTTGAGCATTCAAAGAAGAATGATTATTTACAGCACTATTATTTATAAAGGTACAGTTATTAACGGTAGTGTAAGAGCTAGAACCTAGATAAACCATACCGCCACTAGTAAAATTAGAAGTATTGTTATCAAAACTAGAGTTACTAAGAGTATTATAAGCCCCAATAAACCTAAGTACGGCATAAGAGCTATTGCCACTGAAATTAACCAATTGCTTATAGTCAAAGTTATTAACCTTAGCCTTATTACCAGTAAAATATATCGGTATATTAGTAGGGTTAGATAAAGAGTTAGCCCCTAAAGTACATTGAATATTGTTCATTGTTACAAACTCACCAGTAAAATATAAATTACCAGCATTATCAAAATTAGTACTAAAGTTTTCAAAGGTCAAGCTATTACCATCAAAATTAAAAACACTTTCCCCAAAATCAATGTAAGTTCCATTCCTACCAATACCAGTAATATATAAATTATGTTGCTTAACCGTAATAGTAGTATTTTCTTTAACAGTTCCAACAACTAATATACGCCAGCCGTTTTTAGCATTAACTAAAGCCTGTCCTAGCGTTGAATATTGGTAATCAGCACCAACAATAGCGTCAAAGCCCTTGTAAATAGGTTTAGCTAGGTGGCTTTGGTCCATTATTAGTAATCTCCACCAAAGCAAGTTACAGCATAACCAGCAGATACAGTAGTACCAATAGTAATGTTGATTTTATATCCAGCAGGTATAGTCTTATTCAAAACTAATTCTTGGTGAGCTAATTGAGTTGTTTCAGATAAAGTTGTGGCAGGTAAAGTTATTTCGTGTATCAAAGTATTGTTAGTAGCCGTAGTAGGGTCAGAGCCATTGTTTAAGAATATTCTAGCCACTGTCTGAACATTAGTACCCTTAGCCCTAAAGACTATCGAGTTTACAATCCCACCTTCTGCCCCAGCCGTAAAGACTGTAGCCACTGTTCCAGTACCATCTTTAGCCGTTTTAGCTGTTTTAATCTCACTAACCTGTCCAACTTTAGGTACTTTACTATATATTGGTGCGGTATTTGCTGCCATTTCTATTTACTCCTTATAAGTTTATTATTCCATTTTGAACTGCAATTGCCAATCCCACATTCAAACCACCACCGCCCCCAGCACTTCCATTAACTATAGGGTTAGCAGGGTCAGTATTATCGACAGTAATATTACTACCAGCAACAATAGATTGAACTACCCCACTAGCACCAGTAGCCCCTGTATCGCCCTTAATATCAGTCAAAGCTACAAGGTTATTCCAAGTTACATCACCAACATAACGCCACTGTATATGAGTAGCAGTTTTTTGCAGTTCAATTTCTTTTCCATCAGTACCATCAACACCATTAGCACCAGTCGCACCAGTACTACCAGTCGCTCCAGTATCGCCAGTATCGCCTTTTGGTCCAGTAGCTCCAGTAGCACCAGTATCTCCCTTACTAGCTAATAATTGCCAATAAGTAGCATTAGTAGGTAAATTACCAGTAGTAGCTTGTAGGGCAATATACGAACTACCATTATAAGATACCGTTTCACCTATATTATAAGCAGTACCATTGTCATAAGCACCAGTAGGCGTTACATTTACACTTAATTGAACAGCAGGGTCAGTTAATTTTACAATTTGAAATCCCATTAGTTATAATCTCCAGCTTCTTTATTATTCCAAACAACAGAACTAGCAACTTTTCCACTAGAATTACCCAAATTAGATAAATCATATTTAGTTACAGTCCAAACAGGGCTATCTTCGCTAATAGTTTTAGATAATGCCTTTAAGGTATCTTCGTTATACAACCCAACAATCTTTTTAATATCGCCTAATACTTGAGCTTTAATTGTTTCATTAATAACTAAAGCTTCACCACCAACAACAGCTACAACTTGACTAGACTGTTCAGCCATAAGTTCAATAATTATAGGCAACAAAGCCAAAGCCAATACTTCGCTATCTTCTTTAACATTAAATAGCCAATCAGAGCTTTTAGTTTTAATACCTATATTTTCAAATACTTTTTTTTCTTGTTTATCGGCAAATTCAGCTATTTCTTTTTTTATATCACCAGCATATAAATTACTAACATCTTCAATACTTTGTCTTAGGTTTTCGAATTTGGCTTTTTCGGCTTTCTTTATTTCAGCCTTACTAACCTTAACCTGTTTTTTAAGTACTACTTTTTTAGCCTTAGTATTATCAACAGGTTTATTTTCAGCTAATACATCACCACCTTCTATAGGTTCTAAGCCTTCAGCTTCTCTAATCTCATTAGCCGTAAGCCATTTATTAATACCTTTTTCATAAGTAGCTAGTTTATATTCTTTATCTTCAGGTATAGGGCTTTCGTGGTCTACAAACAAAGATTGAGCAGGGGTTATTTCATTTAACAATAAATTATATATTCTATCTAATCTAAGCATTATAGGCTCTATCTTCTCAGAATTAAACATATAATAAATAGCGTCTAAATTAGCCCTTCCCATTCCATTTTCTTCACCCATACCAAGTAAAGCTTTAGGCATTTCTAACATCATTAGCACATCATCTTTAGCCATTTTTCTAGTAATCTCTTGGTCTACATCTTTCAAGGTAGCACCAACGGCTTTAAAGCTAGCTTCCCCACCCCTAATAAATGCAGTCTTTCCAGCATTCTCAGGACCTTCATAACCTTCACGCCACTGCATAGCAAATTGTCTAAATGTTTCTTTATCCATATCAGGCAAACTAACAATTCCACTAGGGCTAGCATTATTTCTAATATAGTTAAGGGTAAATGTACTAGTAGCAATTTCAGTATTAACATATATTGCAGCTTTTTCTAATACACTCATACCCCTAAGCTCATTAAAAGGGTTAGGGTATTTATCGTGGTGTATATCTTCTGGCAAAAACGGTATCTGGTCGCCATTTACTTTATGTAAAACATAGCCAACTATTTCACCATTATCAGTTTTGACTTCCATTTGAGCAGGGTTCAGTAAATATATTTCTTTAACTTTATTAGTATTTAAGCCCCTAACTTTGTACCAAAAAGTTTCACCGTAAATCTCCATCAACATAGAATATAGATGTTGAAAATCACTGGCAGTCTGTCTAGGGTTAGGGTTTTTAAATAAATTATATAAAGGGTGATTAATTACTTTATCACCATTAGTTTTTTTAACTACAAGCTCATAATTAGATAAAGCCCTACCAGTTTTATCAACTGCTTTATAAGTAATTCCAGTTAATTGATTTATAGGGTCAAAGCTAGCTACTTTACCATAATTCCTAATTACATTACCACTTGCAACACTATTATATCCCTGTTTAGTCAAGGCATTATAAGCGTTTTTTATTCTGTTTTTTATTGTCATTTATTTAACCTTAGTTAAGACGCTCAAGGCGTTCTATTTTTAGTATATCACATAGAAATATCATCAACAGTAATATAGTTAGTAGGCTTAGAATAACAGATAATACAAGCGTCAGCTAAATCAGGGCTATTAAAGCCCCTTTTCTTATATTCGTTCTTACTTTCAACCCTTCTTTTACCTTTAACATCTTGCGACCACTGCCTAGTCGATAATTCCATCAGTAAATCAGAATTAAAGGGTAGTTCAATATTATCAATAATATCAGCCAAATTAAACCAAGCTTCACTAATCCAATTCGGGTATTTATTTTTATCACCAGCCAGCCCACCAAAATTAATAGCAATAACATTATATTCCCTTTTTAACATCTCATCAGTTACCCCACCACCAACGCCAGTATCATCAACCTTAATAGTAACTTCTTTATCACTATCGCAAAACAACTCTAATTTATCACAAACTTCAGTAGTTCTTAGCCCTTTATATACCTTATAATCTAAAGTCTTTAAGCCTTTTCGTTTCCAAAATACAGTCCTATCACCACCCATTCTAGCTACATCAACACCAATTTCAATAGCTCCATCATCTTCTATAGTTCTTTTCATAGCTTCTAATATATTAGTACGGCTAATCAAAGCTTTATCGGACTGGCTAATAGGTTCACCCAGCCATTTATGAGCAAATAATTCAGGGTTATCTCGGTCTTTTTCAATTTCTTCTTTAATAACATCAGGCAATAGTCCAGCACTCTCTAAAACATCATAATTAACCTTATTAACAAAAGTATTAGCAGGCTTATTCATTACAAACTCAACAAATACAGGGTCTAGCTCATCAAAACGGTTAAAGGTAAATATAATCTGACTACCAGCTTTACGAATAGTAGGCGTTAATATATCAATACTAGCTTTAGTAATAGATTGAGCTTCTTCAACCCAGCATATATCAATACCTTCAGTAGACTTAATTTCATTAGTGTTATGCCTTAACCCCTTAAATATAAACTCCGTACCAGTTAAAGTATTTCTAATACTATCTTTTTGTACTTCATACTCAACCATATTATGTTTATCTATTAAATCAGCCAGTAGTTTATGAACACTATCTTTAATGGTATTTTGTACTTCCCTAGTACATAAAATTCTAAGCTTTCCATTACGCCCCCTAAGTAATAAGGCTAAAGCTACAGAATGGCTTTTACCACTAGAACGCCCACCATACAAAATAATATAACGCCAAACAGGGTTAAATAATTCTTTAAAAGCTTTTAAGAACTTAATCTTGGTCTTGGTCGTTATCATTGCCAACAAACTCAACTAACGATATATTAATCTTTTCACCATTAGTAGTAACATCATTATAAGTTTGGCTTAACTTCTTTCTTTCATCATCATCAGAAATTAACTTATATAAAGCAACTTGTAAGGTAGCATTATCGCTTCTATACCATTTAGCCTTTAAACTATTTTTAGTTTTAACTCTATTTTTTTTAATCGCTTCTTTTATAGACTGTAATTCCTGTAGCTTATGGTTGTAATAAGTTTTTTCACTAATACCCAAATAAGCCCATACTTCTTTTTCAAAAGTTAGGTTATTTTCTTGTATAGCCTTTACAGCTTCTTTTTCTAATTCTTGTTTATTGTATCCCATAATAATAGCATTTTAACGCATTAAGCCTGTAAAGTTAATTTTACTAGGTTTCATTTTATATTTTTTAGCTATTTCTAAATTCTTTTCATTTATTTTATCTATTATTGGTTGTGCTTCAAGTTTAGCTTGTTTGTATGTAATAAGATTATTATTTAATGCTGTTCTTATGGCATTAATTTGTTGTATATTTTTGGCTGCTTGTTCCTTCATAATGTTTTAATTATAACATACGCTTTATATTAATTACAATGGCATTTTTATATAATATGTAGGACTTATAGTTTTCTTGATTTGTTTTACAAATTTATAATATTTATCAGCATTACAACTGCTTAATTGTATATATGCTCTGTTTTCTTCAGGGTAGGTGTGTAATGCCAAATGACTTTCTGCTAATAACCATATTTTTGTGAAACCTTGTGGGCTAAATTGATGTTCTAGTTCATCTAATACAATATGCTCTGATTTTATTAAATAACTATTAATAAGTTTATTAATTTGCTTATCGTTTTTTATTTGCACCCAAGCACTAAATTCAAATATTTGTGTATTCATAATCTTCTCTTATTTCATCAAATTCTTTTTTAATATTATTTATATCGCCTTTGTAAAATACTAATATGTTTTGGTGCATTCTGCCAATTTTTCGGTTTTTCATATATTTTCTAACCCTTTGCGGTAAAGTACCAATTGCATTTATTAAAATAATTTCATTGTAATATTTGTAACCAGCTTCTAGCATAATATTTATTGTATTGCTTACTAAATTTATATAATCGCCTTTTTTGCTTCGTACTTCGCTAACTACAATTACAGCAAATCTGTTAGGTTTTAATAGTTCAAAAGTTTGTTTCAATATTTTAGCGTAAACACTGTTAAATTCTTCCAACTCCATATTGCTTAAATCATTTTTTTTGTCGCTGTATGTTTCTAAATCAAAATAAGGTGGGCAGGTAAAAAATAAATCTTGGCTTTCTTTTTTAATATGTTTTGGTGCATTAATACCATCATCGCAAATATATTTTGCTTTTAAACCTTTTACCCTTAACTGGTTTAAGTTAGCCTGTTCTTCCCTAAGTTCTATGCCAGTAAAACTGTTACCCTTATAAGCACTTACATATCCAAATATGCTATCACCAGCAAAAGTATCAAAAACTTGTGCATTTTTAGGTGAAAACCATTTTATTATTAATTCACTCATCACAGGGTCTAAAATACTTACGCCATTATTAATGCCATTTAAGCCAACGCCTAAAGTGTTTTCTCTGCTCTCACCGTTATCTAATATTATATTTTGCCAAAATTGTTTTCTTTCTTGCCATTCTGCTTTTCTACTATCTAATATACTAAATGGTGGTATTAAAAAGTCTTTAGCTAACATACCTTTTGTTTCTTCTAATCCATTTTTAGTGTTTAAACCCGAGTAAGGTAAGTCGAGCCCCCATTTTTCTAATTCTTCTTCATTCCATTCATTGGCTAATAAATCCCAATCCCAATCACCACCACTAACATTATCTTTGATAATAAACTCTTTTTGTTTTTCTTCGCTCCAATCTACTATTTTAACTGGCAATTCTTTAATACCAGCTTCTTTTGCAGCTCTATAACGCATATTACCGCCCAAAATAATATGTTCTTTATTTAAAACTATTTCTCTAGCTTCTAACATTTCAGGAAATTCTTTAATACTAGTAACTAGCTTTTTAAAATTATCGTCTTTAATAGTTCTAGGGTTATCAGGGTTTGGCTTGATATCTTCTATTTTCATTTTCATATTGTTATATAGCTCCATTTATTATCTATTTTACTAAATTTAACCTGACAAACAGCTTCATCATCAGGGCTAATAATACCCCCTTTAATTTTATGTCCAACTTTTATATTCATATCAACATATTTAGGGCAATTTATACTCAAACACCAATTAACATCAGGACCATAGACTTCATTATTGTAACTAGCAAGCCCTTCAAGCCATTTTTCTTTTGTAGTTAATAAACAATACAACCCAGTTGCTAAAACAGGCTGTAGCCCCCCTAATTTAGGGTCTAGGCTAATTAATTCATCATCACTAATTCCAACCCAAGCACCCAAGCAATATATTCCGTGTCTGCCAACCTGTATACCACTAATAAACTCTAAATCGTGCAATAAACTCATTCCAAGTAGCTTTTCTAAGCAATCATCATCAACAACGCTATCGCCTTCTAATTGCCAAATATAATCGGCATTAGATTTTTCTACTACTTCTTTTAATCTATTCTGATTTTCAGCAATTCGTTTTCTTCTATTTTCTATACCCTTAACTGGCGTATAATCCATAACAATAGCCAATTCAGTAGGTTTAATTGTTTGTTTGCTTATTTGTTCTTTTATTAACTCATCATTCTCCACACAAGCAACAGCTAATATTTTCATAATAAGCCCCCTAAAGCTTCAATATATTTATCTCTTAATTTACCCCAGCTAATACTTTCGGCTATTTCATTGGCTTTTTCACTTTCTACTTTTAAATTTACACTTCTAAACCAATCTAGTTTTTCTATAAGTTTTAAAACATCAGTTTGGTAAATATCAATAACAGTTCTTGGCATAAATCTATCGACTACATAAGCTTCAACCAGCCATTCTTTAGGCAATATATTATTATTAGGTTCAATATCAGGCATTATTACAGGCAAACCACAGGCTAGAGCTTCATTTAAAGGCAAACAATTACCACCATATTTTCTAGGTAGTACCATAACATCACCATAACTATATAAAAGCTCTTGGCTATCTACTCCAGTATAAATAGTAGAATGTCGATATTCTCTAGCCAGCTTATTAGCAAAATCACTGTTTTGAGTTATCACCGTACCAGCAACATCAGCCTGTAAATATATTTCAGTTCCATTTCGGTCATTAATAGCAGGGTTGCCAGCTATATGAAAAAAGTTTCTAAGCTCATATCTATTAATATATTTTAGTTCATTTCTATCTACAGGGTGGTGTAATTGAATTACTTTAACCCCATTATTAAGCCCAAACTCTATACAATCATTTAAATGCCAAATAGACGGCATAATAAATAAATCAGGTAAAGCTAATTCAGGTTTAGCAATATGGTCAAAAAATTCCCAATTAATAACAGTAGCAGTTTTAACGCCTTTTTCCCTAGCTATATTATAAAAATCATAATTAAGTGGTGTTTCAGCAAATAAAATAACATCTAAATCATCACAAAAATCAAGCATAGTTCTTTCATCAGGGTAGCCAATACAATAATCTACATTTTTATCAGCGTACCAGTTCATTTTAGGCATTCCGTTATAAACAGTTAAATCACTTATTAGTATTTTATAAGGGTTTAAATTCTTAACATAAGATAATGTCTGGTAGCCCAAACCAGTGGGGGTATCAAAAGCCATTACGCCCAATCTCATAATATAACCCCATCATCAGAAGTAAATTTTAACTGTCCAGCTCTACCATCAGTGTGGTAACTTCTTTGTATACCGTTTTCAGGTGTATAAATCCAAAGCCTATGCTTAAACCAGCCAACTTGTTTATATTCGTAATAATCGTTTTGTACTTGAGCGTGAAAATAATCTTCTATAAAGCTTTTTTCAGGCATATCTTTTAAAACTACATCTCGATAATAAATAACACTAGAAAAATGAGGTCTTTGCGACCATTGTATAGTTTTAGTAAAGTTTTTTATTTCACCAACCATTAAATGATTATGCTCTACAGGTATAACATTTTCGTGGTGTAATCTAACTGTATTAGCACTACCATTCAATATAAATTGCTCTATTTTATCCACAGGTATAGATTTATCAGTTATTAAAGGGGCGTCGCTTTCCACATATAACAGTAAGGGTGTTTTAATATATTCAATAGTAGCCTTCATCATAGTGCTTTGATGGCTATGTTCATCAAAGATTAAGGGCAATACATTATTCCATTCGTGCAAGCACTTCCATAAAACCCTATCTTTAAATTCGTTATATTTATCCAGCCAATCAAGTTGTTCTTCTCTAATTCCATCAATCTGTAAAATTATTTCATTATCAGGCAAATGGTATCTAATAGAATTAATAGTTTCATCTAATATGCAAGTGTCAGGGTGGCTAATAATAGGGCTAGTAGGTATAACAACTGTAGTGTTCATTTTCTGCTATTTCTTTTTTTAGTAAAATCAGGGTTACTAGCCTTCTTTTTGCGTCGTTTAGCTCGGCTATAAAAAACAGTTAAATTAGCAACAACCTTTTTATCGTGTTCAGTATATTTTTTAGGGTCTAATAATTTAGGTTCGCTTTTTTCTTTCCAATAAGCCTGTTCTTCTTTGTAGTTCATTGTAATTGCTCCATTATTTTATAAGCTAAATCTCTTTTATATTTAATATACCAAGCAGTTATTTTATGGCGTAATTCTATTTGACTAGCAAAAGCTTCATTATAAACAGCCAGCAAACTAAACCAATCTGTTATTTTAGGAAAAGGTGTAATCTGCTTAAATAACCAATCCCAATAATTAGTAATAGTACCATCAGGGCTAACTTCATCAGCAATTGGTATCGCCATTCCTTCTAAAGCTTCAAACAGCCTAAAACTATCAGGCACAACAGCACCACTAGGGCAGGGCATAATAACAGTTCTCTGTATAAGGTCATAATAAATATCAGGCTCATAGCCCTTAGTAAAGCCGTCAGTATAATTAACTTCTTTATAATAATTAGCCATATCAGTATCTAAGGTATACTGCATATCTTTTCTGCGATTATGAGTAATCTGTCCACTAAAAAATAAATTTATATCTTTAGCTTTAAATTCTTTATCAAACTTCATTCGCTTAGGGTAGCCAGTACCAATTCTAAAATAAGCGTCGTGTTTATTAGGGTTAGGGTTTTGTACCCACTTATAAATATTTTTATGTTCTATAAGGTCTAAATTAAAGACACCTTCTTCATCACCCATAACAAAAAAAACTACTTTTTTTATTTTAGATAATTGTTTATTAATAGTTTTTTCAAAACCAGCATTATGCCTACCAGCAATAAAAACAATAGCTGTATCTGTTTCAGGTAATTTTTCAACTTCTTCAATCTCAAAATTATGCCAGTTAGCAGTTTTCCACAAGTTGCCATTTAGAAAATCTAACATCAAACCAAAATCCCACTGTTCCAGCAGTTTTCCTTCAGGGTTAATCTTTAATATAAATGCTTTCATTATTTTGGTTGATAAAATAAATGTACTTCGTGTTGGTAATCTAATAATGTTTCCTTATAACCTAGGTCGATAATCCAGTTCCTAACATCACGCCCATAAATGCCCCACTGATGGAATAAAAACTCAGGGTGCAAGCTTAACCAAATCTTAGGCTTATATGTAGCTAAAGTTTGTCTAGCACCTTTTAAAACTTCAAATTCAGAGCCTTCAACATCAATACTTAAAGCAGTAGGTGGGTATTTAGTTTTATTAACAATAGTATCAATTCTAACTTGTGGGTAATTATCAGCTTCTAAATACAATTCTTTAAAGCCGTGGTTGCCAATTACAGGTTCATTAGCAATAACAGGAAAACCGTCTTTATCTATATCTTTATCATAATTAAGAACTTCAGGCGTTTTATCTTCATTACTAGCAAACCCAACAACTATATTAGGCGTTTTAAGTTTGTTAGCAGTCCATATAGCTTTTATATTAGACCAAACAGCAGGGTTAGGCTCAAAAAGAAAAACATCAGCACCCCATAACTGGCATAAAGCAGGCATTTCGCCTTCTTCAGCACCAACATAATAAACATTATCGCCTTTGCCAATATGTTTATTCATACTATCAAGTCTTGCTTTTTCCCAGCCCTGCTCAGTGTACCAATCAGGGCGTTCTGCTCTATGTTCAGGTATTATAATTTCATATTTACCATTTAATTTAGCTTTAACCATTTTAGTCATTAGTAGCCCCTTCTATTACTTTAATTATTTCAGCCCATCTATTTAAATAAGTATGGTCTTTTTTAGTTCGTTCAAAACCAGCTTTTCTAATAGCTTCTCTCTCATCTTCATATTCTAGGTAGTAATCTATTTTCTGTCTTAACATATCAAAATCATTAAAGTTATAAACAACAATTTCTTTATCAATCTCAAAATAATGTTCAATACCTTTTATATACGGAAATATAGTAAAAGCACCCCTTCCAGTACTTTCGAATAATCTATCGGAAAAATAATAAGGGTAATCAAAACCTAAGCATAAAGTATCGCCAACAGCGATTTTAGATTGAGCGTACATTTTATTTAACTCTAAACCCCTAACAGTTCCAGTATCGCCATCGCCACCAATATGAGTAAAATATGAGCCATAAGAATTTCTAAGCCAATCAATTAATTTAGGTCTATAATTCCATTCAGGGTGGTAGCCTTTAGAGCCTACAAAAACAACATCTTTATTTTTAGGCTCATCGAATAAAATTACTTCTTCACTAAAAACACCAGCAGGCAAATAATAACCTTTAACGCTAGTGTTCTCATTAAACCAATCGCACATTAATTTATCAGTAGCAAAAAACCAATCTAACTGTTTATAAAAAGGGTCATCATCTAAATCTTTTTGTCTTTCAATGCCAAACCACAAATCTAAATGGTAACTAATAACAGTTACCCCAAAGCTTTTTATTACAGGTATAAGTTCATCAGCTTTATAAGCAATTCCATCAAACACTTTCCAGCCGTGAGTGTGTACCCAAACAAATAAATCGGCATTTCTAGCAAATTCAATAACTACATCAGCATTAACTTTATTCTCTTGTAAAGATATTACATTATGCCCTAATAGCTCTAGGCTTTTCTTATGGTGGTTTTCAGAACTATAACTTACTTCAAAGTTACCTAAAAAAATTATTGTCAATTGTAAGCTCCTTTTTATTTCTTTTTTATAATATCACTATAAGTATTGTTCGCCTAAACCAGCTATCGGCTTGTTTAAATAAGCACGCCAAATATCTTCTTTCCAGCCCCTTTTTTTAGCTACTAAGCTACTAGTAGGCAAATATAGCTTTTCTTCATTTTGAATTTTAGCTCTTATTCTTTTAATATTATCTTCTCTAGGTAGTTCAAATAAATCATTAATATCTATTAAATATTTACCATCAATTTCTTTTATATAACTGCGGTAATATTCCCACCAAATTAATTGGGTTAATCTAATATCACTATTACGGCTTTTTTCATCGTTAGCTAAAATATATCTAACTTTTTTATCTAAATCTTTAATCTTCATCTTCAATCACTCCTAAAATAAAGTTGCTTAATTCAATTATTGTATAGTGTGGGTACTTCTCAGCCAGTTTTTTCCATTCTTCTGGTTCGTCAGTGTAAATTAGTCTTTCCATTTATTTCTCCTTTTTTGGCTCAATATACATTTTTATTAAAAACTGTACTGCAATATCTTTTGGTCTATCACCACCGCCAAGAGTATAAAATGAACCAGAGCTATATTCAGCTCTCCAAGTTCCAAGTTCATTGACTATCTTAAAAGAATTATCTAACGCTTGTGCCAAATCAATTAAAGTTTTTTCATCGAAGCATAACAAAAGGCTTTTCACATTTTCTTTTATGCTTTTTGTCATATCACTTCCCCCATCTTTCATTTGCTTTGTTGCGTAACTCTTGGTATACAAAGCTTTCTATACCTACCACTGGCACTTGTAAATATTTAGCACTTTCTGGTATTGGGTATTTAATAGCTCGTGCTTTTGGTTCATACAGCCCATCGTCTTTCAACAGCTCCATCACTTCACCTAATATATAGGCGTTTATGGCTTGTTCGGCTTCAATAACTGTTCTGTCTATTTCTTTCAATTCATCACCAATAAAGCTTGTTCCGTCTAATTGGTCTTTAGCCCAGCCCCGCCAGCCACTAGCCAAGGGTTCTAATATTTCTCGTATAGTCATATCACCCCCAAATCCTTTAATTTCTTGAACTCTCTAACTTTTTGTTGGAGTTCTACCTGTTCAGTTATTGTCATAATGTTTCCTTTGGTGGTAGCAATATTTCTATAATGTTTTGAAAATCACCAGATGTTAGGTTGTCATTAAATACTTCATAAGTAGTGTCGTATAAGTAACTTCCGTCTGGTTCTCCATCTTCAAGCACTTTTGCATACCAGTCTATTACTGGTTTACATACCTTGCGTAGCATTTCAATTTTCTCTTTATCGGTCATCTTACTTTCTCCTTATATGTTCTATTCAGTAAGAGGTGCTAGTAGCAAGCGGTAGTGAGCTTTGATGAGCTTTGCCCCAACATCACTTGGTTATGCTTTCCTTACTACCAGCAATCCTTACTGAATAATTGTTAATGTTCTTAATCTCTGTAATTTTTTCTAGCTCTACTAAGTAAATCTTTTAAATAGTTTAAAGCTTCTATAGTCTTTTGTTCTTTAGCAGATTTAATGTATTGATTTATAATCAATTCGTCATTGGCAAAATCTAACATCGTTAATATTTCGTCAATAGTTTCATC